GCAGCCAGTGCCACATGCTCAAACACATGACCCAACAAAATCCCGTAGATTTGCGGAGAGGTCTGGATAATCTGCGACTTGATGAAAGACATATGAGCCTCGATGTGGGCCACATGATCCTGCTCAGGAAACGCTTGCAACGCCGGCGCACCGTTGGGTACCAGCATCGAACGAGCGTTCTCGATGGCCGGACCCTGCGGCATAGGCTTTGGAGGAGGAGGCAAGATCATATCGATGTTCCGCACATCAAGCGCAGCGTACATCCGGTGATATGCTTCGTACTGGTTGTGAAGCTGGGGGGCTTCCTTGGCCAACTGCAACTGCTGCTGGGCCAACGCAATGCGCTGCGTCATGCTGAAGATGTTCGGATCACTGACCGGCATGATATCAATGCGATCATCGAAATCGGTTTTCTTCACTTCGGGCGACGCACCATCCACTTCATAGGGATATACATCAGGCATGTACTCGGACATCACCCGAGCCATCAAACGCAATTCCTGTTTTTGGGCATAATGGAGCCGCTTGTGGACGGCACTCATCACACGAGAGCCACGTTCCAGCAGCGCGATGGTTGTACCGACCGGCATCTCTTGGTTGCCGTCCGACATCCCAAGGTCCGTGGTCCCAATAAACTTCTCAGCCGACGAAACAACAAAGCCTAGGAGCTGGAACAGCGTTTGGCTCGGCTCTTTATAAGGCAGAGGCAACAGATTCTGCGCCAAATCCCCACCCGGAGCGTCGACATCGCGCCATTCGCCCGGTTGCAGGGGCGATTCCTGATCCTGGATCCGCAGACCACGGGCCTTGAACCCAGCAGGAAGGTTTGCCAGCGTACCGGCATCAATCAGCTGGCGAAGAATCGACGTGCCGCTGCGAGCAAGGTTTCCGAGAAGGTGAACAAGGCCGAAACCATAGAATCCAAGGCCCGGAAGGAACTTATAGTGAACAAAATACTGATTCTTGCGTTTGCGGGGGTCTGTTTTACGGTAATTTCGGCGAATTGCCAAAACATCCCCTGAGTTGCAGTCCAATGTGACGATGTACGGTAACTTAATACCCGTCGGCTCGCCGTCATCGTCCAAATCCTCGAAGCCCTCGATGTCAAGATAGCAGTGACACTCCCACAAAACGTAGTCTTTGGGGTCACCAGACGGCTCCATACCGGAAATCCGGTCAATCTTCTCGTCAATATCGCTACGCGCAGCCTCGGTTGGGCCGGTCAGCTCCACATCGCGGTAGAAACCGGTCACCTGTTGCTTGCGAAGATCGTTTTCCGTGGTGCGTAACACATGTGTTACCCGTTCCGCGGTCATCAGATCACGCGCACCGTACGGTACGATCAAATCCTTGGGCAAAATGTACGGGCTGGAGGCGCGACCGAGGTCTCCGTCGTAGTAAACCTTCTTAAAAGCCGAGCCACCGTAGCCGACATAGAACAACATCTGGTCAAACTCGGGGTCGTACTCCTCCATGACTTCCGTAATCTGGTAGTTCATGTAGGTTTTTACGCGATCAGCCTGTTGCTCACGCTCAGGTGTGACCTTTCCGATGATCCGTGTACGCACAGGACCACTGGCCGGCAGCAATTCCTTATAGGACTGTGCCTGAAACTGCGTCACAGCCTCGTTCAGAATCGGATGGGTTACGCCAGACGATCCATTAAACGGTTCAGTGCGTTCCTGATAGGTAAGACCAAGGAGAGTAAGACCCTCTTCATAAGCCTTCTTCCACTCCTCGCGCCCTGAGTCGTCCTCTTCGATAGCAGTCGAGAGATCCTGAGAGATAGTGGCAAGCACACTGTCGTCCAGAACCAGTGCCAGGTTGTCACCAAAGCCGAGCGAAGATATGTCCATTTTTTCTGGATCTGTGTCGCCAAAAGTGATTGTAGCTCCACCATCTTCATCTTCCTCAATTGTATACCCCTCACCTTCCTCGACATCCTCTTCAGGGATATCCACCTCTGCACCAAGGTCCATGGACCGTGGAGCTTCGTACAAGGATTCCGAAACATTGTCGTAAGGGGAATTGGCCATTAGTAATATACCCTGTTACTGGTTCGCGGCTCACTCTCCGCGTAGAAATCGTCCGGATGCGACACAAAGCCACCCTGCCTAAAACGCATCAGGGCTTGCGAGGCGCAGTCTACCAAATCGTCATGGTCACCGTTAGGGAACGCAGCGATTTCCTCGACGACCTCTTCAGCCCACGATGTCTCCGGCCTCCAGATTAACCCGGCCTCAAACAGCGAAGCAATAGAATTCAGACGTACATGCTTATCATTCCCGCGGCTCGGCGTAAAGTCCACCGCCGGAATACCTACCGCCCGCAATTCTTGTAGTAACGGTAATCCCGCAGCCTTCGCTTCGATCAGCACCGTTTCAGGCTCCCAGTACTTGTATTCCTCCAGAGCGATCCTCTTGAGGTCCGGAAACTCCCAGCGGCCCTTCTTACTATCCAAAAGTATAATGTTCGCCGGCCCATCCTCCCGAGGATAGAAAACACCCCACGTCTGGATCGCACTGAAATCCGCCGTCTTCTTCTTCGTGTGCGCCGTATCATACGACTGCATCACATATTGCAAACGGGGAATCTTCTCATGATCCCAGATGTTCCACCAGTCACGCTTGATGATCGAGGCAGTATCGGACGTCGGCTGCTGCATATACTGCGCTTGCCACTTGGCAATACCGATAGAAGCCCGGATCTTCTCCAACTCGTCCAGCTTCCAGTATTCCGGCCAGAGCGGAGCACCACTGTCCAAGATTGCCGGAAACTCCACGACCTCCCACTGGTCAGCCTTCGGGTCCATTGCAGACTGCTTCAAAAGCCGTGCCGTCAAATCCGCCTCGCCCCATCGCGTCATAACAACAACGATAGCACCTCCAGGCTGTAAACGCTGACGAGGACCAGCAGTATACCAATCCCAAGCATTCTCCAAAGCTGTGGGAGACATAGCGTCCTGTTCCGAATGGGGATCGTCGACGATGAACAAGTCAGCTCCGCGACCAGCGATGTTACCGCCAACACCAGCAGCGTAATATTCTCCGCCATCGTCCGTCTCCCAGCGGTACGCCGCCTTACTGTCAATCCTCAACCGGACATCAGGAAATACCCGCTTGTACTCGTCCGTCTCCATCAGGTTCTTGACCTTACGACCAAACCGTGTCGAAAGGTCCGCCGTATGGGTGGCTTGCATAATCTTCTTGTGCGGCATACGGCCAATGAACCAACTCGGAAACAGATAGCTCGCAAACTCCGATTTCGTATGCCTTGGAGGCATGTTGATAATCAACCGCTTCAACTCGCCGCTGGCCACCCGCTCCAGCTTCTCCGCAACAATCTTATGATGCTGCCCGGCAATAAAGCTCGGCCATACAAGATTTACATAGTCCAAAAAATTGATCCGGCTTTTTTCCAAAGTCGACAATTTCGCCGCTCTGTCATATAGCTGTGCAAACTTCTTGAGGACTTCTTCCGGTACTTTCTCTGGACCAAGGACCACGGGTCGTTCTCCGTTAATGAGGCTTGCAATTCCATGGCACATGGACCACGGACCATTGACCTATATGATATAGCACGGTTTTTCTCCCGCGTAAAAGTGGGAGCACAAAACATTTGCTGGAACTACAGAGGCAAGAAGGGTCCGTTTGGTTACGGAAACTTCACACATAACAAACAGAAGATAGGGGCGCACCGATTCTCCTACATCCTGTTCCACGGGCCAATAGGCGATAACCTCGTCATCAGACACCGCTGCGATAACCCCGCATGCGTCAACCCCCACCATCTGGAATCCGGAACCCAACTCGACAACATCATGGATCGTGTGCTGCGAGGCAGGACCGCACGGGGAGCGCAAAACGGGAGAACGACAATTACAGAGTTGGAAGCACTGGCCATTGTCCGTGATCCACGGTCCGCTAGGCTGGTGGGCCTCGACTACGGGGTCAGTGGGTCCACGGTTCTTAATATCAAACGAGGCAAGTCGTGGGGCAGCGTTACAGGGATAGAGTTTTTCCCGACGCGGCGGTCAAAGTAGGGTGGCGGGTGGAACGGTGGACGCTGTTCTGCTTTACGGTTCCCAAGAAGGCGAAACAGCAAAAAGCCTTCGCCCCGCCAGAGGTTAAACCTTCCCGTCAGCCCAGCCTCGGTTGCGAGACTTCGGAATAACACGAAGGTTAGACTTTTTGTTCGTACCGCCAGACCGCAGCGGCTTAATGTGATCGACGTCCATTCCGTCGCCCTTGGAAACCTTGCCACCCTTCTTCATCAGATTGCGAGCGGCATTACGCGCATCCCGCTTTTTGATTTGCTCGGGACGGTGGTTGTAACCGCGAGACAACTTCTTGATTTGCGAAGGAGTGCGGTGGGAACTCGGATCACGGACTTCTTTTGCCATGGTCAAAATTCATAGATTTTTTTCACCCCCCGGTCAATAGGGTACCTTAAAAAGAGAGGGGGGGGGTCTTTTCTGGGGGCCAACTTTTACAAGTTGCTCACAAACTGTGGAAAATCGGATTTATAGGATGAAGGCGACAAACGCCTGGCAAAAAGGGGGGTCGAGGTGTTTGGACCGTCGCAGACTGGTACTGGAAATCGCATAGGGAACCTAGGCCGTTGGCATGGTTCTTGCATCTCACGCGCGCGCGTTCCTTTATACCATCGCGCAGGATCCTGCGTGTGGCGCATAGCAGCCATGCAATAACAATGGATTGACACAAAAAAGCCCGATTATAAACTAAGGCCTCTACCGAAAAACCGCCACCAGAAAGGGCAACCCAATGATACAGTTCAACACGGGCAGACAGTACAGCGACAAAGGACAGCGGATTGTGGCCGCGCAAGTTGATGACGGCCGCATCTTTTTTGTCGATCTTGATCGTTGCATCGATGGTATGATCACAGCACCAAGCGCAGAATTAACAGAAGCTTCTGTTTTGAAAGCATACGATGCAAACCAATATCGTTGGGTAGGTCACCCGATCTTGCGCGAACTAGTCTGGAAAAACTAACCTATCAACCTAAGCCAATAGAAAGGGCAAACATCATGACAAACTATCAAACCACGGTCGATCAATTGGGCGTGATCAAGGCGCAAATCGCAGAATTGACCAAGACCGAAAAACAGCTTGCCGATATCTTGAAAGCGTCAGGATATGCGGAGATCGATGGCGATTTGTTCCGTGCCGCGATTGTGTGGACGGAACGGGTCACGCTCAATTCCGACCGTGTTCGGGAAGTACTTTCGCCAGAAGATATCGCCTATTGCGAACAGAAAGCGGAAGTAATGAGCGTTCGCGTGTCGGCACGGAAGAAAGCGGCCGCATAATGATCCGCACAATCATCTCAGACTTGTTCCGCGATATCGCGGAACTTGTCGCCATCGTTATCTTTTTAACAGGCCTGATGGCCGTACTTATGGGGTTATAATCCAATGAACCGTTCACTTTCAACTATCGCTCGCGAGATTAGAGCAGACTGGAAAAAACCATACTTTGGCGCAGTGCCATATCTTGACGCGATGCTATCGCTCGATAGCATTGATGATGAGTATTATTACGACAGTGCCGAAACGATAGTGCTTTACTTTTTAGCTAATGCCACAACATATCGTGGCGAAACGGCAAAGCGCATCAAGCTTGAACTTAAATCCATCTTGGCTGGGAGATAATCCGATGATCAATTCAGCAATAGCAATGCTCAAGGCCTTAAAGCGTAATCTGTTTCGCGGCGTACTCTTGTATCAAGGTCCGAGCGCATTGGACGGAAAGCCCATCGCAGTGATTGCAAACCGTATCACGACGGCAAGCATCAATTCCAAAACAGGCGATATGGTACAAACATTCATAATCCGGTCGGATATCGATACGATGTCCGCTCTTAAATCGGGCGATGACGCGTCAGTCTGCGGAGATTGCATGCATCGCCCAAACAATGGCGGATCATGCTATGTGAACGTCGGACAATCCGTTATGTCCGTTTATGGGGCTTTAACTCGAGGCCGTTATGCAAAACCTGGAGTTGATTTTGATCCGGCCATCTTGCCCGATTTGTTCGCGGGTCTCGCGTTTCGGGCTGGGACATATGGTGATCCGGCGGCCGCGCCTTTCCAAGTATGGAGGGCTGCGACGTTAAAAACGGCCGCGATAAACGGTTATACGCATCAATGGCGTGACCCGCGCTTTGCCGCGTTCAAGACTTTTTGCATGGCGTCAGCCGATAGTGAAGCGGATCACGTCGCGGCCAAAGCGGCCGGATGGCGCACATTCCGCGTCAAGATGGCCGCAAGCCCCATACTGTCAGACGAGGTGGCATGTCCAGCCAGTGAGGAAGCCGGATATAAAACCGATTGTGCGACGTGCCGCGCATGCGGCGGGACAAGCGCAAAGGCGAAAGTGTCCATTGCAATCAATGCCCATGGCCCGACTAAAAACCGTTTCCATTGACAAATCGGGCCAACGGCCCGATCCTGCCCTTCCTCCCTCGACTTGCCCCGCCATGTGCGGGGCTTTTTTTGTCTGCGATTCCGCGCAATCCTAATCTCGATGCAGTCGATGCAGTCGACCACGGTCCACGGACCTTATGCCGCTTCGCGCAATCCTCGGTTCGGTGCAGTCGATGCAGTCGGCCATAACGGTGGCGTCGAGGCCACATAATCAAGGAACACGGACCACGGATCACGGTATTTCAGCACCAGATCAGGCACCACGGTGCCGTCGGCATCCTCCTGCAATTCCCGTACCAAGTGACCACCGAAAATTTTAATAGTTCGTGTGTCAGGGTGGCTGATCAGGTTATAAAGATATCTTGATACGGTTGAACGCTTGGTTTGCCATGCGACCTGTGCAGGTCTCCAGAGGTCAAGGGTCTTAAATTTCCTTGTGCGGCAGACCTTCAATTCGCACCACATCTCAATAGCTATTTGCTGGCCATTAGAAGGCCGTACAAAGGCACCGTTGATGTCGGGTATGCCCGCACCTGCCCAAGCCTCTACACGGGTCCAGTGGACCTCGTTTTCAGTCCCTCTCTTCAAGCTCTGCCATAATGCTTTCTCGGTCTGCATAGGGGATGGTCTCCAGATCGTCGGGGTTGCGGGAAAAGGCGACCATGTCGATGGTCGGACCAGTGGACGCGGCAAGCAGTGGGAACTCGGTTTGAAGCCGATGGATTTCCGCCAGCACTTCCTCTTTCGACATCTGCTCGATGCGGCCCACCAATATCTCAGACCGACTGATGTACAGCCCTGCGGCTTGGCCTCTGGCCTTCTCAGCGGCAACAGCGGCAGTGTACTGGCCCTTGTCAATGGCGGCATCCCTGATCCGAGCCATCTGCATCACATGGTTGTCGAAGGTCACCTCGAACTTGACGGCCAGCTCTTCCTTGATCTCAGATATGCGCTGTATGATCTTGGGAAAGTCCCTGCCGTTCAAGAACTTGCTTCCGGCCACGGTGGCCGTGCTTTCAGAATAACCCGCTCTACGGGCCGCCTCTGTGCGTGTAACGTTCTCGGTGGCGTATATCTTACAGAACAGTTCCTGCTTCTCTGTCAGACCCTTTTCGAGTTTCGGGTGCGCCACATGCTCAAGACGCGGTCTGTGTGTCTCTTTGGCCTTCGCCATGCAACCTCCTGCGGTCGTTTGTCCTAAGAACAGATGCAACTCTATCATATATTGTAACAAATATACAGTGTAACCCTTTGAATATAGGACTTATAGGGGGTATAGCGGTTTTTTGAGAAATAGCTGACCGCGGTCGCGCTCGCGGGCGAGAACAAAACAACATTTTCTGTGCGCGCGACGGAACTAATGATAGAATTAACAATCTCTGAAAAAGCACTATACCCCCTATAAGTCCTATATTCAAAGGCTTACAGACTATATTTAGTTACATTTGATGATAGAGTTGCTTCTGCTATGTAGAAACTTACTGGGTCTGTTCATGGTCCATGGGCCACGGAACATACCCCCTGCCCCTCTGACCGCGCTAATTACTAGCCCACCCTCTCTAATACTTCGCTCACCCCCACAGGATCCTGCGCTCAACGCATAGCAGCCCCCACAAACAAACATAGCAAAGGTCTGTTTTTCCGCTTGACCCTGAAAACATACCCCCCTATTCTCAACACATCGAAACACGGCCACCGCAGAAAGGGACCACCGATGTTGAACGCAGACCAGACCTACCGCGACCTGTATAAGAAGACCACCGAACAGATCGTCGAACTGATGATCGCCACGGGCATCAACCCTGAAGACAATTATGACGACCACGCCTTCGCCACTCTGTTCGATATGGGTGCGTTGCATCTGCTGACCCGCCTCGACGGTCCAGACTTCTCGAAGGTCATGAACCGCATTGGCGACATCGCGGTCGAGAAGTCTGATAACGAGGCTGGCGAGGTTCCCTTTTGGTCCTATGACCGCCCTGCTGACAGTGCTGTCGAGCTGGCCGCTGAGACTGGCATTTCCTACGATGCCGCCCTCGCAATCTCGAACATGGATTAATCGTCATGAAAACCTACACCATCCGCGTCGCCCGCACCTACAAGATGTACGCCACCGTCGAGGTTCAGGCCCACTCTGAAAGTTTCGCATACGAGCTGGCCGAGGATGCCGTCGACAATGGCGACGTGTACTTTGAGGTCGACTATTACGACGAAACCCCACCGACCTATGACGTTGTCGATGAGGTCGACCATGAGGAGAACAACACCGAACAGGCCCGCTGGTATGACACCAGTGCCGAGTTGATCCGCCCGCTCTGACATTGTCAGACAATCCAAAACGCACCCTTTATTGAAATCTGACAAACTCATTTGGAGAAAGACGATGACCTACAAAACCTTCTCATCCGCTCAGGAAATCTTCGACCACGTTGTCCCCCTGCTGTTCGCCCAAGGTCAGCGGTCCATGTACCCCGATGTAAACGGCGAACCCACATGCGCCTATCGCGGTGGCGAAGCTGGCGAGCTTCGCTGTGCTATCGGCTTCATCATCCCCGACGAGCTATACACCCCATCTTTGGAAAGCGAGTGTGTGTTCAACCCAGCGGTAAAGTCTGTCCTGAAGAATGTCATCACGCCCCCTCTTAATCTTGACGGCAAGGGGCTAGGCCAATTCTTGGCAGATTTGCAATTCGTCCACGACGGGTGGATATGCGATGGTGTCGACGGCAACACCGCCAGCTTCAATCTGTACAACGATTTGCTGGGGCTTGCTGATGGATACGAGTTGGACGAAACAGTCCTCTACGAATTCAACCCCAATAGCAAC